GGTTTTTGGAAAATTAGTGCTATCACTACCATCCGTTTTGTTCAAGGTTCTCCATGCAACATTGGCGGCGCTCACTCCATAAGAAGTGCCGCTTGTGCTGACCTGAAACGTCATATCAGTATCATTTACGTCACAAACGATCCCAGAAAATGCAAAGATGGCTGAGACATAGGCACTATCGAATGTCGCCCTATAGTAGGCTTCCCCAGACATTGTTGTTTTTGAAATTAATATGACATCCGAAGTGCTTACACCACCCATTCCAAAGAGGGCTGCTTTATTTGCTCCTAAAGGCATATCGTTCCCCTATGCCATTGCAATGCCAGCAGCAAACCCATACCACTGGGTGCCACCGTCAAAAGTAGTGAAGGTTAAGATATCGGTTCCTGATGCTGTTAAAGTTGGGGCAGTTCCACCCGGCCATTTAACTGCGTTTCCACCGCCCCCATGTGCGCCAGAAACAAACGAAGGAGTTCCTGCGCCTAAGTTAGTACCTATAAGAGTGATAGAGTTTGAGTTAGAAGCAAGAGCATTTACCAATCCAACATTAAATGTTCCAGATCCTATCGTTAATGAATGAACATTTCCATCCTCCAAATCAATATCAAAGGCTGCCGTCTTAGTTCCCAGAGCATTTACAGCCTCAGAATAATCCTTCATCTTTGGCCTTATAGCTTGTTCGTCAGCAAAGTTAATGTAACCTCCTAACGTCATGTCGGCTGATGAATCCATAGATATTGCCGCTGTAGTTCCGTGTGCAACACCAACGCCAATCTCTAATGTATCAGTGCCGTCATCAATACCCATTCGATAGTCAGCGGCATTCCCATCAAAGTTTAAATAAGTGTCTACTGTCGAACCATCACCGATAGTTACTGTGTCGTCAGTAATTGTCATTATGGAGTTCGTACCTACAGTCGAACCCTCGCCAATAACAAGTTTGTCGGCAGTATCATCTAGTGCGACATAAAAATCTTTAGTGTTTCCATCAAACAATATAGTAGTGTCTTCAGCAGTTCCATCACCTATAGTTACAACAGGTGGATCATCAGAGATGGTAACTGTGCTATTCTGTAATGTTTTTCCACCAGCACCATCAAACCTTGCAACCGCGTTATCCGTGCTAGACCCCGGCCCTGACGCATCACCAACAGCAGTCTTGCCATCAAGTAAGTTTAATTCAGCCGCCGTAGTAGTTACTGCTGCTGCACCAAGAGTGGTAAACTGTGCCTGTAATACTTCTTTGATTAGTCTGAGATGATCGTCCCCCTGCGATACAGGATCACTAGAAGTGGGGTTCGTATCAACTAGTTGGCTAATATATGTTGCTGTTTCTAATCCCATGATTAATCCCCTTAAAAGTAGCCACTCGTGTTCATTACTCTTAGCTCAGAACCAGAGTGACGATCTTTGTCATCCTGAACTTGTAAGTCGTTTACAGCTTGTCTGTAAGCTGTAGCCCATAACTGCACCCTTTGGTCATTCATTAAGAATGGCTCCGCCTCTAATAGAGATCCATATAAATATATATCAGGATTATATGTAAGCATGCTATTAGTTGTAGCGGCAGGGGTTAATGCAGGTATCCGTTTATAATACAGCATAGAATAACCGTCAGCAGTTGCAGGTGACGGTCCTAGTCTGAAGTTCTCACCAATGATGGTGAATGACTCTGGAGTTCCACCAGTAGATCCAGCCCATATCCTGTTCATTATCTCTGGTGTAACATAAGCTAATGGAACTATAGGGTCAAGAGTCAAATGGAATGTTCTTGCCTGTATATAATCTGTGGGTAATGCATAATCTCTAGTTCCCGCTACTAAAGTTCCAGTAGCGGTTGTCTCCATAAGGCGAAGACGTAAGTTGCGATTTATTCTGGCTTCAGCTAAGTCTATGAATTCTACTATTCTATCAGTTAGGTCATCTCTGTCTAACCAGTTGGCTACAGCAGTCTGAAGTTCCGCATAAGTTCCTATGGCCATTATCTTGTCATCTCCGCAATGTATACTGTTCCGGCGGCACTAACCTGCAAAGCAGATACTTTTTGCCCCGAACTGATACGCCAATAAGTAGGCCAATCTTTCTCTTGATAACCTTCACCAACAGGATCGTATTCTTTCCACGAGTTTGTTTGTGCCGACCAAGCACCAGATACATCGCTCCAAGGTGTAGTATCTACCTCTCCACCAAACGCAAGGAAAGCATCTTCTGTAGCTGTTATCATTATAGCATCAATACCAGAGCCAACCGCCTCTGCCATTTCGGTAGAGGTTGTAGAGGTTGTTATAGAATGCAATTTATTTGCAAGTCTATAAATATCTGGGTCAGAAATTCTCATTTAGTCAATTCAGTAATATATACGACAGAGTTGCTTGCTCCTGCTCTTAGCCCTGCAATTTGATCTCCGCCACTAACGCGCACATAATGAGGCCAATCTTTTATAAAATAGCCACAAGAGCCAGCCGTAGCTGCATCGCCATGTTTTGTTATTTTAATAAATACAGGCTCACTTGCATTAATTATAATTGCGTTACATTGTGCAGATATAGCATCGCTCAATAGTACCGAGCTATCAGTAGCGGTAAACGTATAATTAAAATTGTTTAATCTATATAAATCTGCCATCATTATTTCCTCTATAGTTTTGTTGGTGCAGTTCTAAAATATTTGTTATCAGGATCGTTTAAATATTTAGCCAATAACTTTGGATCTTTATCAATTGCTCCATTGGTTTCATTCTTCCATTGCTCGTAGACATTAAAAGGAATAGAAGCTACCTTATGCCAATCTCCCCTTTTTCCCAAGCTAAGTTTATCACCATATAAGTTATACTCTTTTTTATTCTGTTCTATTGTAGGTTCTGCATCCTGGTAAGTAGTTATAGATATCTCACCATCAGGCTCTTCAATCCATTCCTGATGTCTATATGGCATTACATCTAATAGTTTTTTCTTCATCCCACTAAGAATCCCTTACCGCCTATAGCTCTGGTTTGATCTTCAGACCAATCCTTTAGATGCTCTTCAGCAGTTTTATGTTTTGGCTTCTCTGGAGCCTTCTTCTTCTTCGCTCCGAATGCCTTCTCTAATTTAGTATCTTTTCTCTGAACCATAAAGCTATCACCTATTATTTAAGTGGATTCTCCACTGAGTGCTTCGGACTATTGCCAGGATTCTTGTAACCATTCTTTCCTGAGTCAAGAGATTTTATGATCTTCTTTATTCCTTCACTCCCTCCTCTATGAACAGGAGAGTACAAAGTAATTGGTCCTTCTACTTCTTTTCGCTTACCCATTAAGTCCTCCTTAATTTTTCTTCATTTGTATCGGCATCCTTTACCTCTTCTTTATTTATAACTCTAAATAATACAGACCCATCTTCTTGGGTTTCAGACTTATAAGTAACTGGTACAAGATTATACAAAGTAAATTCTTCCCCATCTTTTGGAAGTGATGCTTGACGGGTAATAGACTCTAGCCTATCAAACACATTATCTATCATAGTCAATGGACTATTATACCCAGTTATTCCCATCATTCTTTCAAATGCTCTATCCATAGCACGAGCCTGACTATTAAAAACTCTTAAAGTTGTTACCATAATATACTCCTTATTTATTCCTAGTTTACACCAATGTAGGTATTAACCTACCCTTGCGGATTAAGTAAGTGGGGGTTTTTACACCCCCACCTTTACACCTATACGTCAGCCAAGAAACCACTTGATGCTTGGTTCTTAGATTGGAGTCCGTACTCAGCCAGAATCATCTGCTTTATACTGTCCCCAGTCCTCGCTAGACTTTCGGT